CTTTCTGCTTATTCCGTTCTTCCTTAATTCTTCTTTTAGCGTTAGCAGCTCTTGTTTTTCTAGCTTTCTTCAAAGCCTTTTTTCTTTTTTTAGATATACTTCCGCTTCCGCCAGATGATTTCTTTCCTCTTGATCTTCCACCAGACAAGCGTTCAACCACGCCTCCTGGACCTGTAGTGAACTGTCCGTTTCTTGGATCATGATTGTGGTTGTAATGGAACAAATCGGATGCTCCGGTTTCGTTTAATAAATCATCTGAAAGGTCGGGCTTGTCAAAATTGTATTGATAAAGCATTATATCTTCCATAAGCCATCACCTACTCATAATTTCATACGTAGTTTTATAGCCTTCCAATATACTTGACTGGGCGGCTATTCCTTCAATTATACTGTCTCTTACGGAATTAATATATGTATCCTGTTCTTTTGACTCTTTATAGAGATCCATAAACATACCATATAAAGCCATAGCGTGTTTATATCTATCATCAGACATGGATTTAAATTTCTCAGCCCAGTCGCTATGATCCGTTTTAAAAGCGTCCATTGCTCTTTTCAAATAAGAACATGATGCTTCTAATTCTCCATAAATCTTATCTTTAAAATATTTAGGGTGCATAACATTGATTCCTCCTTATGGTGGGTTGGTGGGTATTTTTCCTTTATTTATAAATGAAGAGGTGTAATTTGGTGGGCTATTTTCATTTTAATTTGTATTTTTTTCTGTAACCACTATTGGCATTACCATTTCCTAAATTATGATTTTTTCCTCTATTCTTTTCTCTTTCCATTATTTCTTGAGATTTTTTATATTTTCTTAACCTTTGCTGCATTCCTAAATCATATCTATTTTGTTCTTCATTTAACGTTTTCTTAAATCCTCTGTCTTCTGATTCTTTTACATTTTTTTTAGCTCTTTTTCTAGCAATCGGATTTCTATATTTAACAATTCTTGACGCTTTAGACAAAGCGCTCTTCAAATGCTTCCGCCATTTCATTCCTTTAACACCGTAATGTTCTAAAGCCTCATCTAAATCCGGTTTGACTGCGACACCATCATATATTTTTCCGTTTACAGTAATCATGATTTGTCTCCTTATTTCTTATATTTTTCTGTATTCGACTAATACTTTATCAATTCTTTTACTAGCTTCTTTCGATCTATCATTTTTTCTTTTTCTTCTTGATTGGGTTTCCTTCAGAATCATGAGAAGATTCATAATTAAATATTTTGTTTATTGTTCCTGATTTTTTTTGTTTGTTAGTATTTGTGTTTCTATTCACCGGATTTCCCTCAGAATCATGTGAAGAATTATAATTCAATATTTTATTAATAATACTTGATCGTTTTGTTTTTTTCTTTATGGCTTTTTCTTTTTCTTCGTTGTTTTTTGCATTTCTAATAGGATTTCCGTCAGCATCATGGGACGATTGATAATTTAATACTTTATTGATAAAAGATTTTCCTTTTCTCCTTCTCCATTTCATCCCTTTAACACCGTAATGTTCTAAAGCCTCATCTAAATCCGGTTTTACGGCAACACCATCATATACTTTTCCGTTTACAGTAATCATATGAAATCATCCTTTGCTAACTTGTATGCTACGTAAGCATCCATCATAGCCGCGACATTATCGATTTTTTCCTCATATCGCTTCTTGTAGAGCTTACGATTACCATTAGTGTCTTCCAAAGTTATACAATTACCCATAGCAAACGACATTAATTCCTCGTCGAATAACAGAAGCCTTTCTTCAGAAAGTTTCTTCAATTCTCCAAGTGGAACAGACTCAGTTTTGGCTCCCTGTATAACTTTGAATATATTATAATCGCTGTTGTCAACTTCCCATCTTGCTACGAAATCTTTCGCGTTATATGGGTCGTATCCTAAGCAAATAACATTATAATTGTTCTCGTTAATGTGCTGATCAAGATCATCGTAAACTTGATCCATCTCTAAAGTTACGCCTTCTAAAACACATAAACTACCTTCTGCTATAAAATCCTCGTATTTATCCCTCATAGATCTCGGAAGTTTATATAATGTTTTCGAAGAGATGTATGACCTGGTCTTAACTCCAAACGCCTCACCTTTTAATGGAAATAAAAAAGTGAATGCACAGAAGTCGTCACCCTGTGAAAGATCTGCGCCCAACGCACATGTCATATTCCAATAATTTCTTCTCTTATGAGGAAGAGTCTCTTCGTAAGTAAAGAAATATGTATAACCTTCCATTGGAATACCGAATCTTTTAGCCAGAATATCGTTTCTAGTCGAGGGCGCTTTCTCTGCTCTTTCTACATCTTCATGATAGACCTCGTACTGAACAGTTTTTCCAAGATTTGGATTTGCTTTAACCCACATTTCAGGTTTAAGAACTTCCTGAATATCGTCAAGCTTGTAATACCAAATCGAAACCTGAGGGGCTACGAAATCGCCTTTAAGAATATCCATTAACTCCATCTTAATCGTATCTCCAGCACCGTTTCGAACGGTTCCTTCAGAACTCATCGCAACGATAAGATAATCATCAAGCTTGGACGCGCCCTGTTCAATCGCGCCAATAACATCTTCTCTGATATCGCCAGAAAGCCACTCATCGACCGTTGCAATTTTACATCTTAAGCCTTGAAGTTTGTCTACTGTCATAGGTCTAACTTCCAAAAGCGATTCGGTTAAAAAGTTTTTGATGCCTTCTTTTGTTGAAGCTAATTTCTGTCTATCAGCTTTACTACCTGTTGTATTCTGAAGACTTCCTTCTGTTAAGAATTTGAATAATGGTCCTCGCGCACGCGTAATAGCTGTTCTGATAGGCGACATAACCTCGTCTGCTTGTTTCATAGTAGGAGCAGTTGTTATCTGATGCGTCGTATCCGGATCTATATTAAGGAAGTAATTCTGAATACAAGACGCATACATAGATTTTGCCGCACCTCTGGCCACAATCAGATACTGCTTTTTCGTTAATCTTTTCTTGATTGTCTTATTTACATAATGTCCTCCGTGTCCAGATTTATTAGGCTCATATACGGACCTTTCTGTAAAATAATACCATCCAAAAATTTGTTCTCCCCACAACTTAAAAGATGGGAGCAAATGAAGAGGACTACCGTCTGTTAACGTAAGTTCTTCTTCGCAAAATGCAACCCATCCGTTGATTGCTTCGTCATCATAATAAATATTCCTGTCAGCAATCAGATTATCTATGCGGTTCATCTCCATAGCTATCTCCCGGTTAACCGGGATTTTTCCATTGATTACTTCATCCCGGAATTGACCGTAGTAAATGGGGACGGCCGTATTAGATAGTGACATGGTGAGCTCTCCTTTCTTTAAAAAGCGGTTTTGTTAACTCGGACCGCAAACCGAGAGAAAGTAAGGTAAGTAGGTATTGTGAATTGCTATGACGGGCTGGGAATCGAACCCAGCCTAAAACCGTTCGTCATACTACTCATTTTGAAGAGTAATTACATCTGTTCAATCTGACGCTGCATCTCTGCAACTTTCTGCATCATCTGCTCTTTGGACATTCCGTCATCATAGGACATTCCACGATAACCACCGCCTCTTCCTGCACGGCTGTATCCTCTACGTCCACTATAGCCGCCTCTGCCAGCTCGACTATAATTATTTCCACGAATGCCGTAGCCACCGCGATAAGAACCTTCTTCGTCCCAATCTTCATCGGCGTTTTCCATAGCGTCAATTGTTACAATATCTTTGATGACATCAACTACTTTATAAACTCTATCAAGTTCAGTAGGAGTGATGTCATTCTTAGCAACGATTTCTTCTACTTCATCACAAAGCAGATCTTTTAATCTGTATAAAGAATCCATATTCACACCCTCCTTAAGATATTCTAGTTACTACTAAATTAGCGTTCTGAACATTAATAGAAGGTGCGACATCACCAACTGCAGCCGGTTCAGAAACATTCTCAACTGATACATTGAAGCAGCATCCTCTAGGAATTTTAATGATTGCTGTACTTGTTACGTTGAAATAATCTCCAGCTGCAGCAGGCGTAACAATAGCTCTGCTTGTCTGGATTGGTTCACCGTCGATAGCTAAAGCTACAGCAATCGGTCCAACGGTTCCACCATCAGGAATAGCAATGTTAGCATTGAACGTAACCTGATATGTAGCGAAACAAGATGTAGGACAATTGACGATTCCACGAAGAGTTAAAATACCGCTTTCAGGTCTGTGGTATACATATCCACGATTACAGCCGATAGAAGTAGTAAGCAATACCGGAGCATTGGGAGCTACAAGCTGTACATCATTTCTAAGAAACTCTGCCATGTTCGTCACCTCCTAGAAATTACCGCAACCACATCCAAAGTTCTGCTGGCAGCAATTAGGATTCTGAACTACATAAGCCGGAACCGGTGTAGGATTAAGATACTGCTCAAGAGCAACCGTCTGAGCTGCGTTATCCGCAATAATTCTCGAAGTCTGATCGTTCTGAGAAGCTCTAAGATTCATCATATTAAGCTGGTTCTGAAGCTCTGCAATCTTCTCATTCTTAGCATCGATCTTATCGTTGCACATCTGATCAATGATTCTCTGACCCATATCTGCAACTGC